CGTGCGACCCGCCTCCAAACCCGCCGCGCCGCCCGCCGACCGCGCGGCGACGACCATATCCGAAGATGCGGGCATGGTCGCCTCGATGATGTCGACTATCTGCTCAGCCATACCAGATCCTTTCCGTTAGTAGTTCAATCCGACAGGGCGTAATAGCCCCAGCCCAGCGTGCGCTTCGTCCCGCCGTCCGGCGACGTGACCGTGACCTTCCACTGGCCATACCGGCGCGACGACCAGATCGCGTCCTCGAACGCGGAGGGCGGCAGGTCCGCTATCGCGTACCCGTCCGACGTCATCTCCCCGCACGCGCGCGAATACCACAACTCGCTCCCGTCCGGACTACGCAGTTCGACCACGCCGCTCCACGAGCTCAGATCCACCGCCTTCACGGTCCCGTCCGGATACCTCTGCCGCCACCGGCCACCCAAACGCTCGCTGTCCCCACGCACCAGGCGCAGGTCCGCGCGACCCACCTTCCTGCCGAAAACTGCCATCAGATGCCTCCGATCAATCCACAGGTCACGCCGGCGTGCCCTGTTCGAGCTTGCCGACCCTCGCCTCGAGCTTGTCGAACCTGTCGTCCACCTTCGCGAAGTTCGCGTTCAGGGTCGGGACCAGGTTCGTGTTGATATACGAGCGAATGCTGTTCTCAAGATTGCTTTGCATCTGGCCCAGCTGGGTCTGTTGCGACTGCAATGTGCTGAGCATGCTCGCCTGCTGGTCCTGCACCGACTTCAACTGCTTCTGCTGCGCCGCGAACTGATCCTGCTGCTCCTTCAGCATCCGCTGCTGCTCGGCCAACTGTTCCTGTTGCTGCTGCAGTATGACCTGCTGCAGGCCCTGTGCCTGGGTGAGTTCGTCGAGTTTCGAGGTCAGTTGGGTCAGTTCGGTGCCGGTGGGCCGGTTCGCCTCTTTCTTCGATGCCTCGCGTTTGCGTTGCGCGTTGACCTGACGGGAGGCCCAGTCGGCGCCCGGCGACGAGTACACGCGGGTCAGATCGGTGACCGGCGTATCCAAGGGTTCGCCCTTGTCGGCGTCGACGCTCGTGACGACGGCTTGTGCGAGGAGCCTCATACCTTCGTCGTTTGGGTTGATGCCGGTGGCGTGCATGTCGTGGTCGGAGCCACAGATGGCGCGCATGTTGTGGATGACGAGCGCGTCGGCCGAGGTGCCCGCGAGGGTGATCGCGGTGAGCACATGCCCCTGTCGCGCGATCGCCTCGGCATCGGTGGCATCGGGGATGCAGCCGGGACCTACGCCCACGACGATGCGCGCCACGGGAAACAGCCTCTTGGCTTTGGCGATCGTGTCCGCGACCGTCTGCTGCATGTTGGCCAATGACTCGTAGGAGTCGGTCAATCCGGCCATCAGGAACACGTAGCCGACCTGATCATGTGGATAGCCGGCATCCGCGTTGGCCGCGTCGAGCTGCATACTGATGGTGTTGCCGTCGATCAGGTATCCGGCGTTGGTTTTCGCGTAGTTGTGTTCGGTCAGGTTCAGTTCGCCGCTGGCCAGCGTGCTGTACCGTTTCGCCGTCGCACTGGCACCAGTGCCCTGGGTGACGCTGTCGCCGCACCATACGGCGTGCGTTCCCGCCGGTATGGCGCGGGTCTGGTTGATTCCGCTCACGTCTCGTTCCTTTCCTGGGCCTGCAGGGTGAGCCAGTCGCTGTCTGCCGAGCCGCTCAGGTCGGTGATCTTCAGTCTGAGCAACCGGGAGCCGAGGTGGTCGTCCTCGACGCGCAGGTCGGCATGGTCGCCGACTTTCACATGGTGTTCCTCACCGACCTTGACCTTGTAGGTTTCCGCGGGGAACGCGCCCTGGGCGAGGTCTCCCAATGCGTGGGCCTGCAGCGTCTTCAAATCGCTGACCGTGGTGTGCGTGGTATCCGCGGACTGGCAGAACAGGTAACCCTGGTCGGTGAGCCGGGCGGTGGTGCGCCGGCACATGAGGGTCTTGTCGCCGTCCTTGCCGCCGGTGAGCCACGCCTGCGAGGTCATCGACCCGCCGGCCCCAGCCACCGAGGAGAGGATGACGCGCTGGCCGGGTATCACCGCGTTCCACTGGTGCGTTGAATCAATGAGCTCGTTTCCGGCATGCAGGTCGAATATGAGACTCCCGTCGGGTTTGACACGCGGGTCGAAACGTATCTCGATGCCGTGTTCGAGGTTGGTCAGGTCGAGGATCCGGTCGGCGCAGGTGGCCAGATCCCACGCGTAGTAGGTGCGGGTCCTGTCGCCACCGGTCGTCGCGGGCAAGCCGATGGGCAGGCTGCCCCATTGCATGGCCTCGGCGGTCAATCCGCGTGCGATGTCCGCGTAGCTGCCTTTCAGGGTGAGGTCCATGTCTCCGGCGGGGTGTTTCTCGTCGAGGAGCATGCTCCCGTCGCGCCACGAGTCCTTGAGCGCATGGTTGATGACGAGTCGTTTGGTCAGCAGGGTCAGGCCGCCGCCCACAGTGAGCTTCAGGCTCCGGTTCTCGGCATCCCACTCCCAGTCCGTCAACGGGCCCGCATGCACCACTTCGAAACCGCCATTGGTGGCGCGTTGCAACGCGATCAGCGCCTTCCAGCAGCGCAGGGATTCGAACAGTCCGAGTCTGGCGGCGGTCCGCGTGTAGTCGACGGTCACGTTCATGGATCCCGGCTGGTTCAATGATTCCGTCCAGTCGGCCGCCGTGTAGGGCAGCCGGTAGAGATGCCGGCCGGTGACCGGCTCGTACACATGCACCGTCAACGGGGCAAACTGTGATGCCATGAGGTCACCTCCATGCCGGTCGAACGATCATCAACACCGCTCCCCCGCCGACGACGACGGCCGATACGACGGCGCCGCCCGACGGGATCTGGAATGCGTCGTCATAGGTGACAATGCCCGCGCTGGGTATCATGTCCCGGAAATCCAATGCCAGATTCTGCGCATCGCCCTGCCATTGCACGCGATGCCCGGCATACGACAACGTCAGCGAGGTCGCATGCCCCGATATCCTCACGCTCGGCCACGTGGCCGCCGTGCCGGGGTTCTGGCAGCGGATCACGCCGCCGGATGCCGTGTAGGTGACCGGCTGCCCGTATTTCAACGGGTCTGGACAGTAGATGATGAGCGTGAAAGTGAACGCGCGGAGACTGAGCAGCATGCTTGGTGCGGGATCATCGGCAAGCCAGCCGGTCAGGGTACGCGCTCCGAGCGTATCCTCCACAAGCAGGGTGACCGGCTGATAGGCGAACGCGCATATCCTGTCGCGGAACTGCGCCGCGGCCACGGTCGAGAAGCGGGCCATCGCGCATTTGATGGTGACGGTTCGAGATTCGCCGGTGAGACGGCTGGGCCAATATGATCCGTCCTGTTGAGGTATCGGGATGCCGGTTTCCCGTGGTTTGGGCGTGCCAAACAGTCCGTCGATGCCATTGAGGGTGATCCATGCATTCGCCCGGTTGTCGAGCCTGTTATCCGTGAGAACGATCGCGTCATTCTCGGATATGAGTTGTATGCGCATGATTACTCCTTGCGTTTACCCCCATTGGCTTGATGCCGCTTCCAACCGGGCGCCAGCCATGGCGAACAGGACTTCGGGATCGGATCCGCGTGCGTCGATATCGACCTGAACGTTGGTGTTCCTTGACCGGTCGGTGTTTGCAGTCGGCTGGAGTACGCCCTTGGGCGCGTAGTCAGCCACCGTGGGTGGTGTGAGCGTGAATCCGTCGAGTTTCAGTCCGGCCACGATGTCGTCAAACGCGCGGTCGACGTAGGCCTGGCTGTCATCGATGCCTTCGGCGATGCCCCGGCCCATCATGATGCCGACCTGATCCCTGAACACGCGGCTTGGCGAGTGGATGCCGAGGAAGCTTTTGACGCTTTCCAACGCCCCGGACACGGCGTTCTTGGCGGCGTCGAACAGCCGGCCGGCGGCGGAGGCGATGCCGCCCGCGATGCCGGTGATGATGTTCAGGCCGACCTCGCCCCAGTCCACGGAAGTGAACGCTTTCCACAGGCTGGACACGATGGCGGGTATCTGGCCGATGAGCTGGGGTATCGCGCTGGCGAGCCCGTTGGCGAGGGTGACGAGGATCTGCACGCCGGCGGCGAGTATCTGCGGCAGGTTCGCGGCTATCGAGCTTGCGAGGTTGCCGATGATGGTCGGGGCCTGCGCGATCAGCTGCGGCAATGCGTTCACGATGCCCTGCACGAGGCCGAGCAGCAGGTTCATGCCGCTGTTGAGCAGCTGGCCGACGTTGGATGCCAGACCGGACACGAGAGCCGTGATCATGCCGATGGCGGCGGGGATGAGCGTGGGCAGTTGGGCGGCGAGCCCGTTGACCAGCGTGGTGACGATGAGCACGGCCGTGCCGATCAGTTGTGGCGCGTTCGTGGCGATGGTGTTCATCAGCGCGGCGAGGATCGCGGCTCCCTGCGCGATCATGGCCGGCAGGTTGGCGGTGATCTGCATGTTCAGCTGCTGCAGCATGCCCGGCAGTTTCGCGGACAGCTGGCCGATCATCGCGAACAGCTGCCCCTGCATGCTCTGATCCAGCAAACCGAGTCCCGCTATCAGTGCGGCGATGATGCCGGCGATGCCCATGTATTTGATGAAGTTGCCCGGACTGAAGAATCTGCCGAATATCGAGCCGATGGCACCGAGCCCTGATTGGAGTCTGGGGCCGACCACGGACGCGATGCCGGAGAACGCGTCGCCGATGGGTCCCAGTGCGGCCTTGGCCTTGCCGGCCACGTTGGAGGCGAGCTTGCCGAGTCCGTCGCCGAATGATTGGAGCGATGTGACGATTGGGTTGTTCTCGAAGCCGGACGCGATGCCGGAGAACGCGGAGGTGAGTTTGGTCTTGACCGGCGCGGTGATGGCTCCGATTTTGGATGACAGTTGGGTGCCGAGTGCCGAGACTTTTTCTCCGAGTCCGCTGTTGGCGATTTTCTCGCCGGCGAGCTGGAACGGGAAGGCGATGTCTTCGGCGATGGTCTTCGCGTCCATCGTGAAGGCCGTGAATCCTTTTTTGAGCTGGCCGGGCAGTGCCGTCATCTTGCCGGTGAGGGTTTTGATTCCTTTGTCGCCGCTTTTGCCGAGCAGGTCAAAAACGCCGGTGATCTTGTCGATGTTGCCGCCGATGCCTGTGAACAGGGTGAACGCGCCGGCGAGTTGGCCGATCTGGCTGGCGATGTCCTGGATGGTGATGCTGCCGTCGGCGAGGCCCGTGGAGAATCGTTCGATGAGTTTCACGGCTTTGTCGATGTAGGGGCTGAGTTGGTCGTTGAGTTTGTCGACGAGCGGGGTGAGTTGTGTGCTCAGGGCGTCGACGGCGGGGATGGCTGCGTTGAACAGTTTGCGCAGTGATTCGAGCGCGATCTTGCCGGGGCCTTCGCCCAGTCGGCCGAGCGCGGCCTTGACGTTGGCCAATGCGCCTTGGAACGTGTCGCCGGCGGCGAGGGCGGCTCCTCCGAGTCCTTCCTGCATGGCCGTGGCGAACGTGTTGAAGTCGATCTTGCCCTTGGACACCATGTCGGAGACTTCCTCGGAGGTGGTGTTCAGGTGTTTGGCGAGCAGTTGGAGCACGGGCACGCCCGAGCTCATGAGTTGGAGCATGTCGTCGCCCTGCAGCTTGCCTCGTGCGGCCACGGAGCCGAAGATGGTGCCGATGTCGGTCAGCGAGCGTCCGCTGATCTGCGCGGTGTCGGCCACGGTCTTGAGCACGTTGGTCATCTGCTGGCCGCCGGCGAT